ACCGGATGGCCGCGCCTTTCTGTCACTATCATGGTCCCCTCCACTAAATCATTTCCACCAATCATATGTCACGCTGAAAGCTTAATTATTTATTTTTGTCCTTATATAAACTTAGTCGCCAAGTTTTACCATTAAATAAAATGTGGGATCCACTTACAAATGATTTTCCCGAAACCGTACACGGATTCAGGTGTATGCTTGCTATAAAATACTTGCAGTTGGTAGAAAATACGTATTCCCCCGATTCTTTGGGATACGATCTAATACGTGATTTAATTTCTGTCGTCAGGGCTAAAAGCTATGTCCAAGCGTCCGGCAGATATGATCATTTCCGGGCCCGTCTCGAAGTATCGCCGACTTCTGAGCTCAATCAGCCCATACAGCAAGCGTGCTGCTGTCCGCATTGTCCGCGGCACAAAGGGAAAGGAATGGGCCAACAGGCCCATGAATCGGAAGCCCATGTTTTACAGGATGTTCAGAGGTCCTGATGTTCCTAGAGGCTGTGAGGGTCCATGTAAGGTCCAATCCTTTGAGTCAAGACACGATATAATTCATATAGGGAAGGTCATGTGTATTAGTGATGTCACTCGCGGTACGGGGTTAACACATAGAGTTGGTAAGCGGTTTTGTGTCAAGTCAGTATACGTTTTGGGTAAAATATGGATGGATGAGAATATCAAGACTAAGAATCACACGAATAGTGTTATGTTTTTTCTTGTTCGTGACCGTCGCCCTGTTGATAAGCCACAGGACTTTGGAGATGTGTTCAATATGTTTGACAACGAGCCTAGCACTGCAACTGTGAAGAATATGCATAGAGATCGTTATCAGGTGTTGAGGAAGTGGCATGCAACTGTCACTGGTGGACAGTACGCTTCAAAGGAACAGGCATTAGTGAAGGAGTTTGTTAAGGTTAATAATTACGTTGTTTATAACCAGCAAGAGGCTGGGAAATATGAGAATCATTCTGAGAATGCGTTGATGTTGTATATGGCATGTACTCATGCCTCTAATCCTGTGTATGCTACGCTTAAGATTCGTATTTACTTCTACGATTCTGTAACCAATTGATATTAATAAATATTAAATTTTATTGAATATGATTGTTCTACATATACAACATGATGTAATACATTCCATAATACATGATCAACTGCTCGATTTACATTGTTAATACTGATAACTCCTAGATTATTTAAAAATATATGCACTTGGGACTTAAAGACCCTTAAGAAATGACCAGTCAGAGGCTGTGAGGTCGTCCAGATTCGGTAGGCTAGAAAACATTTGTGTATCCCCAACGCTTTCCTCAAGTTGTGATTGAATTGTATTTGGACGGTGATGATGTCTCTCTCCGACAGGAATGGCCGGTTGTGGTGCTCTGTTATCTTGAAATAGAGGGGATTTTGAATTTCCCAGATAAACACGCCATTCTCTGTTTGAGCTGCAGTGATGGGTTCCCCTGTGCGTGAATCCATGGTCGTTGCAGGCTAACGATATGAAGTATGAACAGCCGCACGCGAGATCAACTCGTCGACGCCTGGTCCCCTTCTTGGCTAGGCTGTGTTGCACTTTGATTGGAACCTGAGTAGAGTGGCCCTTCGAGGGTGATGAAGGTTGCATTTTTTAGAGCCCACTGCTTTAGTGCGTTATTCTTGTCTTCGTCCAGAAATTCTTTATAACTGCTGTTAGGTCCTGGATTGCAGAGAAAGATAGTGGGAATGCCTCCTTTAATTTGAACTGGCTTTCCGTATTTTGTGTTGGATTGCCAGTCCCTTTGGGCCCCCATGAACTCTTTAAAGTGTTTCAGATAATGCGGATCGACGTCATCAATGACGTTGTACCACGCATCATTTGAGTACACTCGTGGGCTCAAGTCCAAATGACCGCATAGATAATTATGCGGGCCTAAAGACCTAGCCCACATGGTTTTGCCCGTACGACTATCACCTTCAATAACAATACTTATGGGCCTAATAGCGGCAGCGGCATCCACAACATTTTCTGCAGCCCAATGATGGAGTTCCTCTGGAACTGTATCAAATGAAGAACAAAGAAATGGAGAAACATAAACCTCCGCCGAAGGCGTAAAAATCCTATCTAAATTAGCATTTAAATTATGAAATTGTAATACAAAATCTTTGGGAGCTTTCTCCCTTAAAATATCGAGGGCCGCAGCTTTGGACCCTGAATTGATTGCCTCGGCATATGCGTCGTTGGCAGATTGCTGACCTCCTCTAGCTGATCTGCCATCGATTTGGAAAACTCCAAAATCAATGAAGTCTCCGTCTTTTTCCACATAGGCCTTGACATCTGAACTGCTCTTAGCTTTCTGAATGTTTGGATGGAAATGTGTTGATCTGGTTGGGGAAACCAGGTCGAAGAATCTGTTATTTGTGCATTGGAATTTTCCTTCGAACTGGATGAGCACGTGGAGATGAGGTTCCCCATCTACGTGAAGCTCTCTACACACTCTAATGAATAATTTAGAAGTTGGAGTTTTTACGGTTTGTAATTGGGAAAGGTGCCTCTCTTTGGAAAGAGAACATTTAGGGTATGTGAGGAAATAATTTTTTGCATTTATATTAAATCTGCCAGGACGAGGCATTTTGAATCGGTGGACACTCTAATTCTCTGTATATCGGTGGAATGGTGGACAATATATACCCTGTCCACCAAATGGCATAATTGTAATTACCATTAAAGTTCCAGTCAATATCCCGGAAATTGCGGCCATCCGTATAATATT